TTAATGTAACCGAATACTTGCACGAATAAGTGCTAATGCTCGTATATCTTTAATTAAAATATCCTTGGGTTGATGGTGCTGATTTTGACTTACTAATTTTATGTAATCCTCTCCAAATTCTGATTTTTGAACAAATTTTACTGTAATGTAATCATTCCACTCATCTATTTGTACAGAAAGTAAATACATCTCCCCCCAAAATAACTTATCTAACTCTATTTGTTTATACATGACGATGTCTCCGCTTTTTAATAATGGGTACATGGAATCTCCGGTTACATAGATTGCGCCATCACAGCTGGCTATACCAGGTATTTTAAGAGTATCTACCATAACATGACGCTGGGTTCCTTTAAAAACTTCTACCAGCCCAGCTGTTGCGCTTAAATCATATAAGGGTACTTCCTGTATAACTTTAATAGGGTCTTGTGTCTTTCTATTAAGGTTAATGGGGTTTATTTCTATTCCATTGGTTGGTGTAGTGTTTTCTTTTTTTAGCATCTCCCCCTGACCGGTTAGTAGCCAATCCAGATTAAATTCGGGATAGTTCTCTGCTATTTTAGTTAAGGTTTTATTAGCTAGTTTATATTTTCCTGCTAATACATCATCGAATAAAAGTTGTGGGGAATCTATAGTTTTCCTGAACCTTTCTACACTCAGCCCTGTATGGTCTATAATTTTTTGCAAACGAATAGGGTATGAATCTTTTAACATCTCACCTTTTCCTGTTAAAAGCCATTCTGGATTCATTTCTGGATAAGTTCGTAATATTTTCTCTATTCTATCAGAGCCTATACTATTGTTATCCTTAAGTATTTTATTGAAATAGCTATTAGAAGCCCCTACAGAAAGAGAAAATTTATTTATACTAATACATTTATAATCAATAAAATACTTTATCCTATCAGATAATTTCGTAATATTTTCCATGCATAATTTGCTTTGTTCGTAATATTCTCTATATATTTGTAGTATAAAAAATACACTTAAGGTAATGAGCAAAGATATGAGAAAAAACAAAATTTACAACCAAGAAGCTTTGCAAGAACTGCAAAAAAAATATGGATTTACAAGAGATTACATCATTAAGTCTATCAAAGGAGAAAGAATAGGCACCTATCCATTGCGAATACAGGAAGAGTATAAACAACTGGATGATGCTGCAAAATTAGCTATCAGAAAACAATCAGAAAAACAGCTTAATAATTAATTGATTACGAATGATCTTATCTCAAAATACACTACATAAGATGGGTATATATTGAGAATAAAGGGGTGAAAAAATAAAACAAAATAAAATAAAATGCCTCATTTGTGGAATGACATATTAGTAGTAACTAAAGAGGAACTTGTACCTCAGTTCTGGAATTGTATTCAAAGTTTACAAAGTGAAATTTGGCGTTACAAAGCCAAACCCTATGGTATCAAACAAGTACAGAAAGGAGGGAATGGACGAATGATGTTAATTTCCTTTGAAAGTCTCTCCAATGAAATACAAGAAGCCTTAGGCGATCCTAGAAAAATAACCAATCCCTTAGAATTATACTACCAAACGGATGTGGATGCTGTGACTTATTACAAAGAATTTAAAAGGTTAGGAAAATATTTAGAGCTAAAAGAGCAGGAAAGATATATTACCAATGCCAGTGTATTACAAGCAGTTATACAACTGGAAGCAGAGCGTGCACGTATGCGTAAAAGTTCAAGAGGAGTATTACAAACCCTTTGCACTGATGTCATTAATTTTAATGAAGTATTAAAGAAAAAACATAACTGTGAACACAATTTACCTAGTCACCCGGCACGTTTTAACCAAACTTATAGGCTTTTTAAATCCGATTTAAATTACTTTTCACTAATTAAAGACCCTTACGGAAAAGGAAAACAAAACGCCCGTATTGTTACAGACGAAACTCTTACCATATTAAATGGATTATTTGCCAATGTTAAACATAAACCTACTCCCACAGAGATATATCGTTATTACGATGCTTTTTTAAATGGATATGCAGAAGTATATAATGAGCAAACCGGAGAGTTATATAACCCAAAAGAATTTAAAAAACTATCAGAAAGTACCGTACGACATTATATAACCAAATGGGAGAATAAAATAGGAACCTATCGTAAACGTGCTGGAGATAGGGTGCGACACATGGAGCAAACCAAACCCCATCATCAACTGCAGCAACCCAAATATTCTGGTTCTTTGGTTTCTATTGATGACCGTCAGCCTCCCTTTGCTTATAATGGTAAAAAAAGGGTTTGGTTCTACAATGCGGTGGATTTAGCCAGTGGATGCCTGATTGCGTGGGTATATGGAAAGTCTAAAGAAGGAATTATAATCGAATTTTATCGCCAGTTGGTTCGTAATTGCGCAGAATGGGGTGTTTCTATTCCGGATGGACTGGAGTGCGAATCGAACTTAAATAGTTCTTTTAAAGATACTTTTCTTAAAAAGGGCTATATGTTTCAAAATGTCCGAATAGAACCCAATAATCCTAGAGGAAAAGCAATTGAACGGTATAATGGAGCTTTTCGTTATGAATTAGAAAAACAGCGAGAGGGTTGGATTGCCCGACCTAAAGCAAAATCAGAATCCAACCAGTCAGGAACAGGAAAAGTACTGGAACTCCCTTATGAAAGAATTATTGATGAGTGTCTTGGGGACATTGAAACATGGAATAACATGCCAAGCAAACAGGACTCTACCCTTACTCGTTGGGAGTATTTCCTACAAAATCAAAACCCTGACCTTAAACCCATTAACTGGGCAGGTTTTATGCCTTTCTTGGGATATAAAGAAAAAAGCAGCTGCAGTGCTGGATATATCCGATTACAGGGAAGAAAACGGGCAATCGCTGAGAACGGAGAAATCCTAACCGGAGCAGGACTTATTGAAAAACTAAAACAAATTGAAGGGAAAGAACTAGATATCTATTGGTTAGATGATAATGAAGGCAAGGTATTAAAAGCTTTAGTTTATTATCAAGGAAGATTTATATGCGAAGTCATGCAAATGCCTACCTACAATAAGGCAGTGATTGAACAAACAGATGCCGATTTAGAAGCTAAGAAACTACAAGATAGCTATGTTATGACTGTAGAAAATTTTGGAAAACATCAAGCCAGAGCACTAGCCCCTATCAATATTATAGATAATACACCTAAAACCTTAAATAATAAATTTCAAATCAGAAATAAAACAAGGATTAGACCTTCTACACAAGAAATAAAAATTTTGGAGGATGAAGCAGATGAAGTGGTATATACCCCATCTACCCATTCAACAGTACGAGGCTGGAGGTCTAATTTTCAATCTTAAAAAACAAGGATATGCAGTTAAGTACAGAATTTAAGCAAAAAGTAAGAACCACCCTATTAGCACAACGTGAGAATTATGGGGGGAGTGATAGTGATTATTCTAAAAAACTGGGAATAAATAAATCTATATATAATAGAATAAAAAAAGGAGAAATTGAGCGGGTTTTGTCCGATACATTGTGGATTGCTATTGGTAGAGAACTTAATGTAAAAGTTTATGAGGACAACTGGAAAACGGTAAAAACCTCTGTTTATTCTGAAATAGAAGATAACCTTATTACTTGTAAGGAAACCCAAACCTCTATGATATTAGTGGATTTATGTGGGATTGGAAAAACCTATTGCGCCCGGCATATTGTAAAAAACATGAAAAATGCTTTTTATTTAGATTGCTCCCAAGCTAAAACCAAATCGCAATTTATCCGCTTGTTAGCAAAAACCATCGGTCTGGATAATCAGGGCAAATATGTAGATGTAAAGGCTAACCTTAAATATTACCTGACCACCTTAGAAAAACCCTTAATTGTACTGGATGAAGCCGGGGATTTAGAGTATAAAGCTTTTTTAGAATTAAAAGAATTATGGAATGCTACAATTAAGGCTTGTGCGTGGTACATGATGGGGGCTGATGGTTTAAGGGCTAAAATTAATAGAGGGATTAGTAATAAAAAGGTTGGATTTGCGGAGATATTTAGCCGGTTCTCGGACGAATATGTACAACTTATTCCTAATGGAGTAGATGATAAAAGAGAATATCTGTCTCAATTAATAGGAGATATAGCCTATGCTAATGTACAAGATAAATCTAAAGTAAATAAAATGATTAAGACTTGTTTATCTAAGGAAGCAACCCTTCGACACCTTGAAACATTGATTAAAACAGGGATATAATGGCACGAACAAAAACCCTTCAAAACGTACTATCTACCAAACATCAATACTTCAAATTTGATGGTATTTGGGAAGAAACATTAGGAAAACCTTCCACCAATGGAATTTGGTTAATCTACGGAAAGGAAAAACAGGGAAAAACCAGCTTTGCCCTAAAATTAGCAGAATATCTAAGCAGTTTTAAAAAGGTGTTATATGTGTCAGCAGAAGAAGGTACAGAACTGGAATTTAAAGAAAATATAGCCAGAATGAACCTAGATGTCACTAATAAAAATCTTCATTTTTTAGACTACCTGCCTATAGGGGAGATAGCAAAAGAGGAGAAGACACTCCCAAAAGAAGAAATAGAAGAGGAAGAGATTACCCTAGTAAAAAAGTTAGATAATCGAAAATCGGAAGACATTATTTTTTTAGATAACATGACTATCTATGATGATGAATTAAGCAAAAGTAAACTAAAGGAGCTAATGCGAACTTATCCAAAAAAGCTGTTTATAATTATGAGCCATGAGGAACGTAATATACCTGTTCCTGCGATAGCAAGAACAGCCAGCAAACTAGCCAAAAGAATTATGAGAGTGCAAGGGCTTACTGTAGAAATATCCGGGCGTGGTTCTGCGGGAGGCACTTTAATAATAGATGAAGAAAAAGCCATGATTTACCATGGTTCAGAAATACTAGAATCCAACCAAAAATAAAGATATGACAGTAAAAGAACTAAAAGAATACATAGCCGATTTACCGGATAATATGGATGTCATGATAATGCAAGTTAATGATGATTTTCGATATAATCTATTGCAAAATAGCGAAGTTAAAGAGGTAAATTTTATTGACCCCTCAAATAAAGAGGTTTATGCTTTTGAAGCCTGCTTAATATTATCTGATGAAATAATAGACTCAAATGATTATGACAGCGACCCAAATTAACTTTTGTCGTCTTACTAGGACGACAGAAGAGGAGTACCAAACAATTTTATTTAATAGCGGTTGCTTATTTGCTGAATGGTATTGGACCAATGGGTTGCCCATAAGCTGGAAAGAAAAAGCACAAAGGATGATGCAAACCAAAGAGTATTGGCGATGGTGGGAAACTATGTGGAATATAAAAACACAAGAAGCTTTTGGGTTAGTAGCAATACAAGAAAACGAAAATATCATAAGCCAATTAGAAAAAAAAGCCTTACTGGAGGCTTTTGTAGAAACTCATCAATTAGAAAGATTCAAACATTTATACCCGGATAAATTAACCTTTATGGCAATGGATAAAAAATTAAACCATGGAAAAGTACCTACAAGAACAACCCGAAGAAAATATTGTAAAGAAAGTACAACAACTTTCCAACGAAATAGAAAAGTCAAAGCTAATAATATATAAAGATACTTTAATAGTTGAAAGGGATAAATTATTAAAGGAATTAACCCGAAGAGACGAAAATAAAAATTATGCAGATAGATATACACAACTTAAGAGATTTACTGTCCTATGACAGTGAGGAAGTTCGTTTTTTAACCTTTGATCAAAGGTGCGAAATCCAAAGGAATATATCCAATCTTATTAATAAGAGACCTCTAGAATTCAGTAAAGAATTAGAACAAAAAATTATTGAGAAGCTTGGAGAAATTAGAATTAATGAATGGATACGTCCTTCTTTTCGATACATAGAAGAAAATGGAGAAATCAAAAAAATATAATTAAAAACCTTACCAACCCATGAAACCAGTAGTAGACCTAACCCAACTATCCGAAAAAGAACTAGCAGAGGCTTTAAAAGCTAAAAGAGCGACAAAAGAAGCGGATAGAAAAGCATACAAATCTTTAGTACATGAAACAATACCTTCCATCATTACTAACCTTATTCGTACTTCCTCAGAATTACAAAATTCTAAAACTAAAACTTTTGAAGCTCTAAGAAACCTTATAGAGTTAAAATATAATATATATGGAGTAAAAGATGAACAACAAAGCCACACCTTTACCACAGAAAAAGGCGAAAGTGTTACCATTGGATATAATGTAAATGATAACTGGGATGACACCGTAAATAGTGGCATAGCCAAAATAAATGAATACATAAAATCCTTAGCAGAGAAAGAAGCTGAAGCTGATACCATAACCATTATAAATCAGCTTCTAAAAAGAGATAACAAGGGGAATTTAAAAAGTTCTCGGGTTTTAGAGTTAATCTCTTTAGCTGATAAGCTGAATAATGAAACTTTTGCCGATGGAGTAAAAATCATACAACAGGCTTACAAACCAGAAAGAAGTAGTTTTTTCATAAAAGCAAGTTATATAAATAACCTAGGTAAAAAGATGGACATAGCCTTATCTATTTCTACTGTAGATTTTCCTAAAGAGTTCGATTTAAGTTTTTTATTACCATCAAAAGATATTAACCATGAAAAATAATAACACTTCAACAGGAATAGGATTTCCCGGAACACTAACCATTGTGTTTATAACCTTAAAGTTAACCAAGGTCATTGACTGGTCTTGGTGGTGGGTTTTAGCCCCACTTTGGGGTGGTGTAGCTATAGTGCTAATAATAATTTTGATTGCTATAATAGTTAATAGTTTAACAAAATAACATCCATGAAAACCATAACCACCCAACAAACAAAACAAATATTTGGGCTATTTCCCAAACATTTAAGCCAAAACAAAGAAGAAAGAGCAGACTTTATTTACCATTTTACCGATAAAAGAGTGAGTAGCACCAAAGAATTAACCTATCAGGAAGCAGACAATTTAATCTGCTTCCTAAAAGGTGATTATTCTTACTATGCCAAGTTTGACAATAAAAACCACCAACACGCTAAAATACTATCGCTGTGCTATCAATTAGGCTGGGTTTCTTTTAACAAAAAATCAAACAAAGTATTGGTAAGCTTAAAAACTCTAGGTAAGTGGTTGCATTCCGAAAAAAGCCCGGTAAGAAAACCCTTACAAGAAATGAGTACACAAGAATGCCGTAAAATTATTCATGCACTAGAAAATATCAGAAACAAAACAACATGAAAAAACAAGACACCAAAGTATACATAGCAGGCAAAGTAAGCGGAGAACCTTATGAAGTCTGCAAAGCAAAATTTAACCATAGAGCCGAATTATTACGCGCCCAAGGTTATGAAGTAGTTAACCCTATGGAAATAGTACCCAAAGAAAGCAATTGGCGTGAAGCCATGAATATTTGTATTCGTGCCATTACAGAATGTCAAGCCTACTTTATGTTGGAGGACTGGCGATTAAGTAGGGGCGCAAAAATAGAGCTTAACCTGATGTTAGGCTTAGGATTACAAAGTTTAAACGGTAAGTTATGACAGCCCTAACCACCCTAGCCCCCAAAGAAGTAGTTTTAAAAGTAACCATTTACGATTTAAATCTGTTAGTTTATTTTATAAATAATTTAAATGCTACTATTTGGTCTACTGCAAAAATGGGAGATAAAGCCGCTTTATCCTTAGCCTTTATTCTATCTAAAAAATTAAGAAAAAAACAAATAGACAAAGAACAGGCGATAAATAAAATGTTCAATATAAAACTACTTTACCACGAAGCTTACGCCTTGTATGTTATTCTTCTTAACCAAAAAGATAAAATAGAAATAGAAGCAGACGACTATTTAAGTGAAGTGAAAATACAGCAAATAATAAACGAATTAGATCAAGCATTAAAATAAATAAAGAATCATGAAAAATATTTTTGATGAAATAAGCCAAGAAAGGAATCAACAAAACAAAAAGTGGGGAGAGCAAAATCATAACCCAATAGAATGGATAAGTATACTTACTGAGGAAGTAGGGGAAGTTGCAAAAGAAGCTGTAGATGCTCATTTTTCTCAGGATTTCCACATAAAAACATCCTGTTTAGATAAATACCGTAAAGAATTAATTCAAGTAGCTGCAGTTGTAGTCGCTATGGCTGAGTGCCTAGACAGAAATAAAGATAAATGCTAATGTTATGAAAACAAGAAAAAAATACATGCTTAGCTCTTTAAAATTTCAAGGCTTTGCTTTTTTTGAATATGAAGAAGGCGTTTTATTAAGTACCTCTTTTTCCGAAGATTTTTCCCTAACCGCTCAAGAACGCGCCCTTTTCATCAAAGAAAACTATTGCGTGTTAGAAAAAAACCTATCCAAAATAATACAAAAAATAGGCTTAACCCTAACCGAGGTTCCACCGGCTATAGACTTTAACAGCTTTTGGAACACCTATAACTACAAAGTAGGCTCCAAAATAAAAGCACAGGAAGCATGGGCAAAACTAAAAGAAGAAGAAAAAATCAAAGCCATTCAATACATCCCCGCCAATGAAGAATTTAAAAAAGCTTCCGGGCAAGCGAAACTTTATCCCGAAAGATACATTAAATACAAAGTGTGGGAAAAATAAAAATCAATCAAAAAAAAATACAATCATAAAAAAACAATTTAGCATCCAATCAGAAATAACCAAAGAAGGAATAAAAGTAGATGTTGTTTTAAAAGCATCCGTTTTTGAAATAGCAGATACTATTTTAATGGTTATCCATAAAGAGCCAAAATTTATCAAAGTAATAGAATTAGTACAAATGATTTATAAGACACTGGAAAGCACCAATGGTCTGGATTTAATAGCTCCGGGAGCAAGCGAAGCGACTTTAGAGTCGATGGAGGATGTTATCAAAGAAAGGTTAAATTAAAAAATCCTTTACCTCTTTCAAAAGCAAATCCTGTGTAAAAAATACACAGGATTTTTTATATTTACGGAAATCCTTAATTATGAAATACTCAATAATTGTACATTTAAATTACAAATAACACATTTATTTGGCTCAGATATTAAAAAAACTACAAGATAAAGCTAAATATATTTGCCAATAATGTGAAATAAAAAAATATAATTATTCGATTAATAGATAAAAAGTAAATAATTATTATGGAAATAAGAGTAATGCCTAGGGAAAATATATCATTTATTTATATAGAAATAAGAGATAAAGAAAAGATAATCAATGCTTTAATAGTTTTATTACAACAAAGAGAGGCGGAATACTTGGAAGATACCGAAACCTTACGCCTTATTTTAGAGCTTATAAAGTTGTTGAATCAAGCAAAAACATATTGAATTACTATTTATCTTATTTATATATTTGCAAAAAAAGTAAGAATGAGAACTATTTATATTATTTTATTGACCCTTACCACTATTTTAAGTTGTAATAAAAAGACAGATAAATCTGTAAATGATTCTATGGTTATAGATAGCTTACCAACAGAATTTCAACATTCACAAGAAGCAAAAAAACAAATAGATTCACTAAATAGTTGGCTATATGAAGACGAAGTAGATAAGATGGGAGATAGTATATATTATGCTCAATTAAAATCAGCGGAAAATTTAAACCTAGATTTTCCTTATGAAAATTCTTATGCATCTTTAAGTATCAGAAATAAACAAGGTAAAAATGATGTTATTTTTAGTGTAACTGAAGGACAAATAAAAGGATATGTATATGACGGAGGTACTGCAAGAATTCGTTTTGATAATGAAAAACCTTTCAATATAGGATATGTAGGTTCTTCAGATGGAAGTTCAGAAGTAATATTTTTACAAACACCCAATAAAATAATAGATAAATTAAAGAAATCTAAACGAATGGTTATAGAAGTAGAATTTTATAATAATGGAAATAAACAAATAGAATTTAATACAGAGGGGCTTGTTTGGAAGCATTAACAAACTCCTTGTAAAATAGCTAAAAAACACTTATTTTTGTGTGATGCAGAACCTTATAGAAACCAGACAAAGGCAAGCTACCCGTCGCATGTATGAAGATGTTCAAAAAGAACATGCCCGGTTAATGGCAATTACCGAGCATGGCGTGCAAAAATACCACGATAAATGGATTATCGGAGAATTAGCACATAAATTCTATAAATCCCCGGCTACCATTGAAAAAATTATTTACAACCGAAATAACCTAAATCTATTTTAACTATTTTTAAGGGATAAAGAAATCATTTTCCTTATCCCTTAATTTTTCCACCTCAAAACCTTCAATAATACCTTCTTCCATCACTTTTTGCGCGGAAAAATCCATTAAAGTACACTCATAAACCAGTTGATATAAATTACCACTTCCTCCCGAATCTACGGGGGCTAACCCAATGCGCCGCATAGAGCTATAATTTTTGCCACCCGAACCATGCAGCAAAGCATTCAAACCATCCAATAAATCTAAAAACTCTAAAGCGGTCTCTTGGTTTACTCCCTTAAGGTAGGTGTCTTTAAAAGTCTCATAAAACAAAAAAACATCCATTTGCAAGCTAACATCCTGCACTTTGTCTCCCAGGTCTTTAAATTGTCGCCCCCGAAAAGCTAAAAACACCGCAGGAGTAGGAAAAGGATGTTCCTCTTCCAAAAAATATACCTGGTTATGCCATAAATCTACCCAACGAATAGCTTCCAGTCCGTTGTCTATTTTTTCTGCTATTTCTATATATAAATCTTTCCAATTTTGCATCTTATATCTCTTTAAAACGGGTTATTATTCGGTTTAAAATCCAATCGTCCAATTGAATCATTAAAGTGTCTGAATACCCTATAAATTGCCGTTTCGGCATTTGCACCCTCACGATTTTTTTTTTAGTTAAAGCTAAACCCCTGTACAACTCCTTTTTCGTGCGGTAATACATATACCAAAAGTATTTTCTTGACTTTTTAGTTATGGGTATCATCATAACCCCGCCGTGGTTGTGTATGCTGGCATAGGGCGAAAAAGTGCCATATTTTATTTTTAAATTCCCTCTTTCCAAAATTTGCAGAGAATCTCTTAACTGTCCACTATCCGTTAATATAGCCCCACCCGGTCGCAGGTCGTTGGTTCGGGCTTGCCAGGGTTCAAAAGCAGTACCCGTCCAGCCTTGTTTTTCGAAAGACTCTTTAAAAAAATTCAGCCCGCTAACCGATGCATAGCTTTCCGCTTCTTTCAATAAGCGGGTAACCATGCTTTCTAAGTCCGGTAATTTATTTGTTTCGCTCATATATAATTAAAAATTTGTATCTTTGTGTGGTGATTACGTTCGCGGCGAAATATCCAAGAATTTCTCTCACAAAAGCAGTCTATTTACTTAGGTTGCTTTTTTTCTTTTAATTGCCTTTATTTTTTTGTCTTTCCCTATTAATATTACTTCTTGAATAGTAGGATATAAGTCAGGTTGTCTCAACTTTTCAATTACTGCATTCTCCATTTCTTCTAAGGTATAAGGATGGTCTACCATATCAACAACCACCATCTCGCACCCCTGTTTATTAGCCTTTCTAAAAATATTTTTAAGATTAAACCCTTTAGGGGCTTTCCTTTCTGCTATTTTACCATTAATTTCATATTCAGGATTAGAGATATTTTTTAAATTCACATGTGGGCGAAGCTTCACCTCATAACCTGCTTTTTTTAATACCAGAGCAGCATCTAAATTTTCTTTATAATCTTCCAAATCTGCCCAAATATTAACCTTCACCCCTTTTAGGTTCAAATAAGGTGCATCTAACTTGGCAGTTTCAAAATGCTTATTAAATTCGCCTTCTCCCAGTTCTTTTACTACCTTAAAATAGGTTTGGTTTTTAGAAAATACCACTTCTTCCTTGCCCACATGCCCGTAAAACTCCTTTGGTACGCTGTCATCTTCCCTGCCTTCGTTTACTGTTTCCGCAGTTTGTACTACATAGCAACGACAATTCCAACCATTAGGGGGGTAATACTTGTTCCAAAAAGGATCATTTAACGGACGTATGGTACCATTTAACTTTTGGTGTTCCGGTCGTACCCGGCTATCCCCGGCAGTTTTGTATTTCAAATTCGGAAACAATTCCGCATCCTGTTGAAAATCTTCCCATTGCCGAGCCATAGTAGCTGCTTTTATAGCGGTGTTGTATTCCGTTTCTAGATAATGGCGGTTATATCTTTCGTTAAGTTTTAAAACCAAGTCCATAAATTCCTTTTTAGGGCGTATTTTCCCATCTTCCGTATACAATAGTTGACTGATTTCATAAGCTTGGGCAGCGGTTTTAGCTCCCGAAAAACGATAGATGTTTTGGTGTAAGTGCTGTACGGTTTTATCTCCGGGTAGGTTGTCGCCGGTAAGCTCGTTAAAATCATTTCCCCAGCCTTTGGATGCTCCTTTGCTTAAATCTCCATAGGTTTGTTTTAGCATTTTTACGGACAACTGATTTTTATCTATTTTTCCACTCTCTATATCCTCAGCTAGCTGGCGGATTAATTCTTCATAATCCGATAAATCTACAGCTACTAACTCCAAAGGGCAACAATACTCTTCAGGTAAATAATTAGCCAACAAAGCAGTTAACTTAGTAGCTACTTTTTTTTTTCGGCTTCCGGTTGGGGTTTTACGATCGCGTTTTCTTTCAATCCCAGTAATTTTATTCCCGTTTCTTGCTCTACAAATTCAGGATCCGGCACATAACCTGCCTGGCTTAATTTTACCACTAGGTCAGCAACTCCGTCAGCGGTGCGAACTTCCGAGTTATCCCACTCAAAATAATGATTTTGCAAAGGAGCATAAATCGGCGAAAGATTGATTAAACGCGGACGAATAAAGGAGTTGAAAATATTCTTAAAAAAGATTTTATCCGCATTGTATCGGTCTTCGGCTAAGCGGTATTGGATTTGCGCCGACCCCACAAAGGTTTTTTGGTCAGTAAGCGAGGAACCACCTAAAATACGCTTGGATATCTCGTCATTGGCGCGCTCAATAAAAACATCAAAAGTATCTTTAGAATTTCCCGTGTGGGTACTTCCTACTTCAAACTTTTCATTCCCCCTTCCAATTAAAAATGAATTGCTTTTAAAAGCCATAGCCGAGGAATAGAGTTGTTGCAAACGGCTATTGTCTTCCCTATCGGTAATAATAAATAAAGGAGGCACCCCGTATTTATCAATAAAATCCATCCAAGCACCCCAACCTATTTTTTTTGCTAGTATCATAGGTGCCAATCGCTCTAATATACCTAAGTCTCGGTCTTTACCTATCTGTACATAATAGTTTTTAAAAATCCCTTCCTTATATTGCCAACCATTGGTGGCTCCCGGTTCTTTTAAGATTAACCCCTTGGTAGCATTAAAATGTGATTGGGGTATTTCGGTGGTGGTTGCTAATTCCCCTTCTGCATTGGTTTCGTACAATTCCAGTAAGGTAGTTCCCTGAAATTTTGAAAATAACACCAAACGAATTAATTCTTCGAACCAACTACGTTCCAACAACCAACTCAACTCTTCATTTTCATTTCCCTTATCATCTATGATTTTAAAGGGGCTTCGTTGGCTGTATAAAATACGGCTGTCTATTACCGAAGCTACATGGTTATCCAACAACAAATTATCATACAAAGCAGCCAAAGGAGAGCGGTCCGGGTTTGAATTATCCAAAGCCAGGGCAACCGCTATTTTATAATCGTTAATACTTTTAGCGTGGATGCTTATCTCTTGTGGCACCAAAAGAGAAGACAAATAATTGCTTTTCTTCTCTGCTTGGGCTTGGGGTTGTTGAATGGCTGGGCGTCGGTTATGTCTTCGTTTTTTGCTCATGTTAAATATAAAAATTAGAATTAGACAAATTGCCTATCAGGGTGGTAGACTCTAGGGTATTTCCGTTTTCATCCGTTAGTGGAGGTAAGCCTCCCGGATTAAGTTTGCCTGAATTGATATTTTCCAATTGCTTAATTGCCCATTCGTATTCTTCTTTATAATCCGTGGGTACTTTTCGGGCAGCATTGCGACGAACGATACCATAAAGCACCAATTTAGCCAAAATACTTTTCAGTAGTTCGTTTTGTATAGGTGCTTCCGGGTCAAAAATTTTATCAATATCAAAAACACCGCTTAAATAGGTTTTAATTAACTCGATGCTGGAAGCTTCTATATTGTCTAAAATTGGTTCATAATCGTTTATACTTTCATCAATTAATTTTTCAAAAGCAAAGGTATTCAGGTAATCTCTAGTTAGGTATATCATATTCTTTCGTGCTTGGGTTGGTAACTTCCTTGTAAATAAGCGTTATCGTCACTATCAGAGTTATTGGTTATATATTTAGATAAATATTCAACGGCTTCACTATCTGCGTCGGGGGCATCATCATGTGAAGAATAGCCGGGGCTTATTCCATACAATTGTTGTAAGCCTATTTGGGTGTCATTATGGCTTTGTTTTTTGTCGTTATAATAAATCCGTCCATTTTGGTAACGGGCTTCTAAACGAGCAATGATCTTGGTGTACTTGTGGTTTTTATCATAAACCAAGGTAATAGACAGTTGGTAATTTCCTTCTTCTTTGCAAGCTTCTTTAATGGTTCTTTCTACTTCATCATTCCAAAATTGTGCCTCTGCCCGCCAAATAATTTCAATGCCTTTTGCCTTCATTTCCCTATCAATGGCAATCATATATTTAACCGCTGGCTTCATTTTGGTTTGTTTTACAAAGCTGTCGATGTAGTAAAAATCATTTTTATACAAGCCCCAAATCCGCACCGCATTATAATCGGAAGTTTCATTGCCTGCATAGGCAATATCCCAGTGGGCGCAAATGGCTTTAAAATGGTCGATACGGGGTAGTTTTGCCCATTGTATATATTCAGCTTTAAAAACCTTTCCTCCTCGCAAAACAGCTTTATGGTTGTATTCAGAATCCGCTGAAGTAATACCCATTTTTTTAGCCTTGGCACGGTAATAATCGGCGGTATATTTACCTGCCCAAGTAGGTTTAAAAGTAGTGGAGTCATACGCTTTTACCTCGTGTACCTTCCAGTCGGGGTGTTTTTTGGCTAACTTTTTTAAAAACATTACCGGAGCAAACCAGTTATTGGAAAACAAAAGTCGTTCAGTATCTTCGGGCGAATCCATAGAGGGTAACAATTCTTCCTCTACCCATTCGACCATTTCATCTTGTCGTTTTTCGCTTTTTATCGTTTGGCGGGTTTCTAAGTCGTCCAGATTATAATAGGTAGGACGTTGTGCTCCTACCCGAAGCCCTCGACAACTTTGTCCGAATCCCATAGCTTGCCCAATAAACCCACCTTTGGTTATCCAAAGTTCTTCCTCCCAGCTTCCCAATTTTACCTGCTCGCCAAAATCAGCAATAATTTGAGGGTTGATTTCAAATTCAGCCCGTAAATCTTCTAACAATTGACGGGCTTTTTTTTCATTCACAGCAACCAGCACGAAATACATATTTTCCCCATTCAGCCAAAGCCAAAAAGGAATAAAAATATTATTCCATACCGATTTAGCCAGTCCACGCCCCCATTTACAAAAGCCTACAAAGTTCTTATCTTTTTTAACCAGCTTTGCCCATTGTAAATGAAAATCCGCACAAGGATATTTGGCATAGTGAGGAAAATAACGTTCTACACAATAAAGGATATCTTTCTTCGAACGTTCGATTGCCTCTTTTCTTTCCTTATCGGTTTCAAAAGGATTAATATGTACCGACTGCTTGGAAAGCTCTAGTTTTTTACGGTAACGTTCTAAGGCTTTTTTATCCTCTTTTCTCACTTTCTTTTCTGAATGGTTTTTTAGAAGTTAAAGAATGTTGAATGTGGTTTTTCTGAAAATCATAAAAAAGGTTGTTAATCCACATGGTGCATACCTTGTTTCGCCCATTAGGTACTTGCACCGGATCGCCAATTTTCCATTGCACACCCTGGCGTAGTAAATAGGTTCCTAATTCCATTTGCCAACGTCTTTTGTTTGCACGATTACATAGTAGATTTAAAATAAGTTTAAACATGGTTTAAAAGGTTTTTATATTAGTATTTAATTGAAATAGTGTTTAAGTGTTCCTCTTGAAAGTCTACCGTAGAAGCGAAAATCTTCGGATCGTATTTTTTAAGATTATCAAAAATGTCATTCATTACCTCAATGTATACCGATAAAGAAATCTTATTTTCCTTATCAAAATTGGTGAGGGTTTTATTCCATTTAGATATTTCGTCTGATATGGAAACTGCCTGTCGGCGTAAATCATTAATGTAAGTTTTATTCGGCTCTTCTTTTTCTAATTCACTGGATATATCTCTCTGTACCTGTATGCGGTCTTCTGCCAGAGAGTCTATTATCTGTTGAATATTGGTAAGTCTCTCTGCCTTAGAATTAGCCTTAGTATGTCGTAATCCCTTCCAGTTTCCTTTTTTTATCCACTCGCCAATGGTTTTTTCTGTTACTCCGGAAAGTCCTGCCGTTTCCTTGGCGGTTTTACCTTGGTTTACATAATAATCATAGGCTCGTTTTTTTTCTGCTTCCTTTGCCATACTTGAATTTTACTATTGCAAAGGTCTTTCAATGGTAGTTCATTACCATTTTTCTATTCCAAAACGTCGAAGATTTACGGATAAAACGTCGGAGATTTTCAGACGTTTTGGAATGGCTTTTTTCTATTGCGCTAGCTCTGTCGGAATTTTGCAAAACAAATTTTAATAATCCAAAGCCAGAACTATAATGTAAATGAAAAGTACACTACAGATAACCGCCTCAGTAGAAAAAAGTATCGGACAAATAAGAATAACTGATAGAATTTCAGAATATTCTGACACCAGTTCTTCTTCGGTGGTAAGAAAAATAGTAGAAGACCTAATAAAACAAGGAGTTAAAAAGGCAGAAGTATATATAAACTCACAAGGGGGAAGTACATTCGAAGAGACGGAAATTGAAAACGCCCTAGATCAATTGGAAGAAGTAAACCTTACCGTCGGAGCATTAGCAGCCTCAGCCGCCACTAAATTAGTGGCTAAGTACCCCACTTCTGCCTTTTCAAACTCTCAATTCATGATCCATAAGCCAATGTTAGGCACTTATGGAAATGTAACCCAAATACAAGCGGACTTAAAGCTTCTAATCAATACTACTGCTGACTATAAAAAAGCCTATGCTTCCAAAATGAAAAAAACAGAAGAAGAAATCGAAGCCTTATGGAAAGATGGGGATTATTGGATGACGGCACAGGAGGCTTTAGCTTTAGGATTAATTGACCGTATTATAGAGGAACCCGAAAAAGTCACTGCCGAAAGCCTGGCAATACTTGAAGCATGTGGAGCTCCACACATTCCACATTTAATAAAAGAAAAACCCAATAAAACAACCATGGATAGAAAACAACTCATAGCCTCCTTAGGCTTAGCCACCGATGCTACTGATGCAGAAATTGCAGAAAAAATTGCAGACAACCGTCAAAAAGCAGAGCAGGCAGAGCAGACCAAAGCTCAAGCCGAAGCTCTTAAAAAAACAAATGCAGAAGCCTTAGTAAATCAGGCAATCTTAGACAAGAAAATTACTGCTGAACAAAAAGCAACCTACCAAATCTTAGCAGAAGCCGATTTTAATGCTACCCAGGCAGTTATTAGCAGCTTGCCTACTCCTCAGGCTCTTAGTTCTCAGCTAAACCCACAGCAACAACAAAAAATAAATGCTGCCCGCGCTTCCTGGACGTTGGATGACTATATAGAAAAAGACCCCAAAGCCTTAGCAGAAATGGAAGTAAAAGACCCTCAAAATTTCCTACGACTAAACCAGGAGTATTACGGCTCTTAAAAAAGAAAAACCTTAAAAACCTTAAAAACCTAATAAAAACCCATGAAAAACAAAACCCTAATTTTTAGCCTGGCATTTTTGCTGGTGGCTGTCCTTTTATTCGCTTTACCTTCCCATAAGGAAACAGCTATAACAGCCATGAGTTTACCCTTAGCAGGCAAACAACTAAAAAACGAAGTGGCAGAAAAAGAGCTGATCAAAAAATTCAGACATGAAAACACCTGGTTACAGGAAATAAAATCCAAACAAAATTGGGTTAATAACGATGTTATTAAAGTCCCTAAACAAGGTGCCGCCCCCAATGTTTTAATTAATAATCAGGTGTACCCCATTGTTTCCAACAAAAGAGAAGACGACTATGTGACCCTATCTTTAAATAAATATGAAACCGAAAATACAGAGGTTACCGCAGATGAACTTTATGCTTTGGCTTATGAAAAATTAAGCGATGTACAGGTGCAGCACCGGGAAGAATTGGAAGACAAAACCGCTTCCCATGCCTTGTATTCCATTTCGCCGGATAAAAAAACCTCCCAAACGCCTATTTTAGAAACTACCGGAGATGCAGACGAAAACGGACGCAAAAAACTAACCTCCAAAGATGTCATTAATCTTAAAAAAGCCCTGGATAAACTAGCAGTACCTAAAAAAGGAAGAGTTTTAGTTTTATGTTCCGACCATGTGGCTGATTTACTAGAGGAAGATAGAAATTTTAAAACCCAGTACCAAAATGCCATAGATGGGGTGATCTCTAAATCCTACTATGGTTTTACCACCTACGAATCTTTAGATACTCCCGAATACAATGATAGTTTAGAAAAATTACCTTTCGAGAGCTTGAATACCGGGCGCACCGCTTCGGTTGCTTTTTTCAAAAATAATACAGCCAAAGCAACAGGAAGTGTAAAAAGATTTATGAGAGCCGAAGAAGATGACCCCGAGTATCGTAAAAATACCTTAGGGTTCAGACTATATTTTATTTGTGTAGCAATTAAGGACGAAGGACAAGCCGCTTTAGTGTCCGGTAAAGATGCTTAAAAATAATAATTATGAAAGCAGTTATAACCCGTAAAAAGTTTGAAAAGGTACAAACCTTAGGCGAGCTGGAGTTGTATAACAACCAAAACCAGCTAATTTATAAGTGCAAAACCTTAGAACTTCCCTGGAAAAACAACCAACTAAGAGTAAGTTGTATTCCGGAGGGAATTTACCAGGTAAACCCTCGTACTTCGGCTAAGTTTAAAAAGCATTTTCATGTCGTGCCTACCGAACCAAGAAGTTACATTCTCATTCATGCAGGCAATTATTACACCGACATACAAGGCTGTATACTGGTAGGTACTGCGTATTCAGATATCAATAAAGATGGCTATTTAGATGTGGTACACTCTAAAGTAGCCTTAAATAGACTATTGGGTTTAGCCCCCAAAGGCTTTGAATTAATAATAAAAAAAGGATGAAAGTTCTAATTCCCTTAGTAACTCTATTCAGTTTTATTTTTCTCGGTTGTGGTTCACGTAAACCCCAACCGAGCCATAAAACTGAAATCAATACCCTAATCGTAGAAAAAGTAAGCACTTACCGAGATACCATTCTGGTAACAGACAAAGCAACCGCATCGGTAACTAGCTCGGTAGAAAATATAAGCGAAAAACCCCGGGTATCTAAAAACAAAAATGCAACCCAAAGTTTATACAAAGACAAAGATGGAAATATCGTAGCCGATTGTGAATGCGATTCTTTACAAATAGCCGCTAAAATAAAACAGGAGTTGCAAAAAGAAACCCTGGAAACAGTAATAACAGAAACCCAGATACAAGAAGTACGTTATGTGCCTTTCTTAGCTAAATGCTTAGCATGGTTCGGAGGCTTATCTGTAGTATTTATAGTAGGTGCCTTAATAATAAAAATAAAAAAATGAAAAGCAAAGAAGAATTAAACTGGGAAGCCCAAAGCTTCCTGGAGCAATACAAACAAAAAGAAGTCTACGGAACTTCCGACGGGCAGTTTTTTTTAGATAAAAACCGAGCAGAATTACACGCCCGATCTAAAAAAGAACTTAGTGTTTATGTTTTCCTTAAAGATGGCTCTACTACAACAGAAGCCAGCGAAGACTGGGCGGAAAAATTAAAGACAACGGAAGATGTAAATACACTTCTTTACCCTGAGCTTAAAAATATGGTAAAAGGCTTAGGCTTGGAAGTAGAAAATCAAAAACAAGCCACTCTTATAGAAGCCTTAGAAAAACACAAAGAAACCCTAAATAACTAATATGGCACAACTAACTGGTGTAAATGTAAATAAATTACAAGGAGGCTTAGGGCGTGGTAACGGCACTACCGATTCTTATGTAGGATTGGTGGGTTATATTTCCGCCGATACCTTAGCCTTACTACCTGAGATAAAAGAAAACAAAGCCCTGCAATTATTGCAGATAGAAGACTTGGAAGCCCAAGGGTTTAACGAGTCTTTTGATGCGAATCATAAGCTGTTGGTGCATTATCATATTTCTGAAATCTTTCGCTTAGCTCCCGAGGCAGTGGTTTATTTTATTCCCACTACCTCCGAAAGTATCGAAAAAGCCATAGAGGTTATCATTCCTGCCATTCGGGCAAATTCGGATATTAAAGGTCTAGGCTTTTGTGGATTTTCAGAAACCTTGGAAACTCTAAATATAGATGCAATACAAAAAAACTTGGTAGATGAATTTACCAAAGAAAATCGCGACCTTGATTTTGTTTTACTCGAAGGTAAACCCACATTAGGCGAAGCATTTAAAGTAAACGATTTACCTAACCTAAGAGAAAAAGCCGCTCCCAATATTACGGTAATTATAGGACAAGACCCCGCGGTTGCTTCTTTAGAGGAAGCTTATGCTAATTATTCGGCGATAGGCTCTGCTTTAGGTATGTTGGCAATCCGAAAAATCTCTGAAAATATGGGATCGGTAAACATCGAAAATAAACCCGCCAACTCCAGGGCTACTACCTCTTATCCTTTAACCGATAGTGCTTCTTCTCGTTGGTTGTCCTCTGCCTTAAGTGATGGTACTCTCTTAAGTGAACTAAGCAAAACCGATTTAAAAACCCTAATGCAAAAAGGCTATGTATTTATAGCCGGTTACGAAGGCTTTGCCGGTTTATTTTTTTCCGCTTCTACCACTTGTATAGAAAAAGCCTCGGATTTTTCTACCATTGAAAATAATCGGGTATGGAATGCCGCCAAAAGAGCGATAAGACAAAGCTTATTACCCTATGTAAAAGGAAAGGTAAAAAAAGACCCTTCCACTGGTTATATAAAATCTACCACCATTGCCACATGGCATGGAGCCGCCTCCAAAGCTCTGGAGCAAATGCAAATTAACAATGATATTTCCGGCTATCAGGTACGCATAGATAACAACCAAGTAGTGAACGAAGACAATCCCGTAAAAATAAGAGCGGTAGTAGTAACCGACGACATTGCTCATGAGTTTGATGTGGATTTAGGATTAACCAATAATATAGAATAAGATGGCAAATGCAGATCACTTAGTAAACAATTTCGGCGTTATGACCGGATGGAATAACGTAACCGTCAATCTTTTAGGTCGCGACGTAGTGGGGATAACCTCTCTAACTTATAAAGACAACCACGAAAAAGTAAATGCATACGGTGCTGGGCGTATGCCGGTAGGACGCGGATATAAAAAATATTCCGCCGAAGCAAGCCTTACCCTATACAAAGAGGAAGTAGACGCCCTTAAAGCGGCTTTGGTACCGGGGGCAAGAATACAAGATATCGCTATGTTCGATATAACGGTAGAATATGCTCGCCCAAGTGGTTACATTCAAAGAGACCGCGTATACAACGCTGAATTTACCAACGATGGGGTAGAAATAACCAACGAGGATGGAACGATTTCCATTCAGTATACGTTGATCATAACCCACATTGGTTGGGATATAGTAATTTAAAAAATAAATATATGATAACCGAAGCAGAAATCCAAGATTTAAAAGCCCGACATGGCGACTTTCTAACCCAAGTAAATATTGAGGTAGAAGGAAATAAAAAAACGTATATAATTAAGCCTCCCACCCGCACAGTTATAGATATTATTTCAGACGAAAAAACTAACACCGCAGAAGTATCAAAAGTGTTAATTAATAACTGTGTAGTATACGGAGACTTGGAACTCATCGAAAAAAATGGCAAAGTATACACCACTCTTTTAGCCCATATTAAAGACGAAGTAGGCAATTACAAGTCCGAAGCAAAAAAGCTTTAAGCCTTTATCGGTTATTGCCCGAAGATAAGGGCTTTGAGTTTCGGAAATGGAATGCCATCCTGCGCCTGAAATATGGAATAAAAGACCCCGATAATCTCCCTTTAAAAGACTGGGCAAAATTAGTAGAAGAATACAGATATATATACGAATTGGAAGCCGAAGACCGAAAAGCGGAATTAGAAACCTTAGAAATCAACATTAAAAATACCTTATATCACATCGTAAACACCCTATACGGGAAAAACTAAAACCAATCCATGTCAGACAAAGAAACCTCTTGGATATTATCCATTATCGACAGAGCCTCGAAGCCAGTAAAAGAAATTATGGCGTCCGTGAAAGAGTGTGCACAGGTAGTGGATAAAAGCAACGAGCGTATAGTAATGTCCGAAAAACAAACCCAACAGGCACTAACCAATACCAAAAAACATCATAAGGAATTAGAAAAACAAATTAAGGAAAACGAGAAGCAGGTAAAAGAGTTAGAAAAAGCCTACGAAAAAGCCGCACCCGGCACTCAAAAACTAAACGCTTCCAAGCCTTTGTCTGAATCCAAAAGAGCCTTACAGAGCTTGCAAGAACAGTTAAAAGAAACTTTAGAAGACGCCCAAACACTGGAAAAAGATTTAGAGGACATAGCCAATGCGAAAAAAAGCCCAACATCTTTAACTGGGATGATGACAGGTGTTAACCAAACCATGGAGATAATAGACAAGGTTTCTTCCATGCTAGATTTTACCCAACCCATTGTAGCTACACGTACCGAAATAGAAAGAATGACAGGTATTTCCGGCAAGGGCTTGGACGATCTAACCAGTAAGGTTCATAAGCTAGGGGTGGTATTCAATGAAAACGACGAAGATATAGCCCGAGCAGCACATTCCATGCAAGCTACTTGGGGAGGTTCTTATGAGGAAATGCTTGCCTTAATGCAAAAAGGCTACGAAAAAGGGGGTAACATCAACAAAGAAATGTTGGATTCCCTAAAAGAATATCCCAAACAGCTTAAAGAGGCGGGATTATCCGCCAGTGAATCCATTGCCTTAATAGCTCAGGCAAACAAACAAGGGGTGTATTCCGATAAGGCGATAGATAGCATTAAGGAAATGAATTTAGCCCTGCGAGAAATGGATAAACCACAGGTAGAAGCCTTACAGGGTATTGGTATTTCCGGAAAAGACTTAAAGGGCAAAACTACCATGGATGTAGCTAAGCTTATTTCGGAAAAGATGAAAGGAGCTTCTTCCCAGGCACAACAAAAAGTACTTGCCGATATTTTTAAAGCCGCCGGAGAAGATGCGGGCAAAGAGTTTATTTTAGGTTTATCTACCATGGACTTAAACCTGGAAAATCTTCCTTCGGTAAAACAGGCAGGGGCGGGAATAAAGGGAATTATAGCCGATATACAAAGCAAGGTAGCCACCTCGGTTGGTACTTTTGCTCCTTACCTACAAACTTTAGGTACTTTTTCTACTCAGGCAATGGGGGTTATTTCTTTGGTGCAAACCTTAGGGCGGGTAACCCTAATCCAAACCGGAGCTACCAAGGCGGCAGCCATTGCCCAACGGGCATGGAATCTGGTAATGGTGGCTAATCCTATTGGAGCGTTTATCGCCTCACTTGCTGCCTTAGGCGCGATGATTTATAAAATACGAAAAGATACCATAGAAAGCACCGAAGCCTTTAAGCAACAGGCATCTGTAATGCGAATCAATGAGGAATTGAATAAATATGCCATTCAAAGTACAACCGAAAGAATAACGAAACTAAAAAGGCTGACCGAAATAGCCACCAATGAAAAAAACTCATTGGTAGATCGTAAAAAAGCTTTGGGTGAATTAATCAAAGAAGATTCTCGTTATCAGTCTTCGTTACAAAATGGGATTATTCTTACAGATCAATTGCGAAGAACCACCGAACAACTAACCCAGGAAATTTATAATAATGCCTTAACAGAAGGCAGAAAAAAATTAATCGCAAAAACAGCAGAAGAGGTTGAACTCGCAAAATTAGAGGAGAAGAAATGGAGTGATGAAATTGATAGAAAAAGTAAAATAGCACAAGCAGGACATGTGGTTTTAGATATTGTTAACCTAGGAGTATTTCCTAAATATGACGCGGCTAAGGAAACCAAAGAAAACAAGGAAAGAGATTTACAAAACCTTATACGTCAAGACATACAAGCAGATCGGTTAAAAAATGGTTTACGACCACAAAAAGGAATAGTAGAAAAAATCACCGCGGATCCACTAACCCCAACCCTGGATGATTATAGTTCTTCTTTTTCCGGAGGAGGAAACAAAAAAGGGAACAAAAAGGGCAGTAATTCAAAAAATGGATTAAGCATTAGCGGAGGCTCCGGAGGAGGCAAAACCATTACACAAAATCTAACCATCAACAACTATTTTACTCGCGGAAATTCTTCGGACGACAGAAGCTTTGCCGACAAAGTCATTACTCAGATTAACGACGGCTTACGCGATGGATTAGCAACTATTTAAAAGAAAAAAGATGGACGCACGTTATTATGTATCAAAAGCCTTACAAAAATTATTCGGGTACAATCTGCCGATCTATTTTCCCTATCGGTTAAATAAACAACTGCCTGCGGAAATAATATTCCCCGATGTAACGCTAAAAGAGGAAGAGGAAATCTTAAAACTGAGCTATTTAGGTACTCCCATTGTAGCCCCTACCACTTTTAAAGCAGGTGAATACAGAAAATACAAAGCAAATGGAGAGTTAACCAGTATAAGCCTACCCGATTTTCAGCTTCCGCTGGTTACATTGATAGAATTCAGAAGAGCAAAAAACATCATCAAAACCGATATGTTGGGGGCTAATGGAACCGTAAAAGAAATTTACGGCATGGATGATTGGGTTATCAGTTTTCGGGGATATGCTATGGACGAACCCAATAACAAAGCCCAAGATCAAATAGAAAACTTATTAAAATTTGAGGAGCTGGCAGATTCCATCGAGGTAGACGGAATACTTTTTACCTCCAAAAACATTCACCGCTTAGCCATAGAAAGCATAGAACTAGGGCAGTTGGAAGCAGAGCCGGGAACGATACCTTTTACTATTACAGCCTCCTCAGACGAAGCCTTGGAATTAGTATTAACCGAAAAAACACTATCCGAATGACGCTAGGAATGAATTGTAAATTAATATTTTTTCCTAATGATAGTCGTAAAGAAAAGCTAACCCTTTACACGGTGTCCGAAGTACAAATCGAAACCTCTTACACCAACTTAACGCAAAATTCGGAAATAATCATCGCCCGAAAGGTTAAATATTTTGATCGTAATAAAATAAAGGAGGTTTTTAGAAAAGGCGATAAAGTAGAAATATACTTAGGCTACAATGGGGCTTTAACCTTAGAGTTTATAGGCTACATTACTCAGGTAAGTGCCGATTTTCCGATTAGCATTAAACTGGAAGACGAAATGTATAACCTAAAGAAAAAGGAGGTAAACTTTTCCAGTCCGGGGATTACTCTAAAAAATTTAATAGAAAAATTACTACCCAACCCCGAATACACCGTAAATATTACCTACGATGCTCAATTAGGACAGGTTATGTTTTCCAAAACCAATTTAGGGGCAGTCTTAGACAAACTAAAAACCGATTGGAATATCCACAGCTATTTTCGTTTGGTTGATGGTAAACCGGTACTGGAAGTAGGTTCTATTTACCAAACCCAAACGGATAAAGAACCTATCCTTTTTCACTTAGAGCGCAATTGCGTAGACCAGCAGTTGAATTACCGTCGTAAAGAAGACATCCGAATCAAAATTAAAGGAATTTGCAATCTGGGAAAAGGTAAAAAGATAGAAGTTGAATTTGGCGATTCTGACGGCACCGTAAACACCCTAACCTACCACAACCCCGGCATTACCAAAAAAGACTTGGAAATTCTGGTAAAAAAAGACTACGACCGCTTTAAACAGGATGGTATGGAGGGAAGCTTTACCGCCTTGGGAATCCCTTCCGTACAATTCGGACAAAAAGTAAAATTAGTAAGCAATCTCTATGAAGAGAGAAATGGCACTTTCGGCATTGAAGGAGTAAACAAAAGTTTCTCCAAATCCGGCTACAGACAGGATATCAAATTAGGATTTCAAATAGGCGAAAAGAAATGAATATAGAGAACAGACAAAACCCCAAAGCCGAACTAAGGAGCCTTTTAAAAATACAGGCAGGAGCTTTAGTACCTATTCAAACCTATTGGGCTATTACTCAAGAGGTAGATTGGGAAAATAAAACGATGACAGCGATTGGAGTATCAAACGAACTGCCATTTTATAAGGTTCTGTTAGGCTTAGGAAGTTTACAGATAAAACCCAAAGTAGGTAGCCCGGTTTTATTGGGGGTAATAGAAAACCAAACTCCTCTTACTTTTTTGCTGGATAGTGAACAAGTGGAAGAAGTGGTTTATACCTCAGGCAGCAGTCAATGGGTGATAAATCCCGAAGGTTTTCAGCTTTCCAGCCAGGGCGAAAATTTATACCAAATCCTAGGCGATTACATCGAACAATTTGGAAAATTAGCCGATGAAATCAATAAAATAAAAGTAGCCATAGGTACCAGCCCCAACACTCCGGTAATTTCAAAAATCAAACAAGAGGTAACCGGAACCATTAAACAACGTTTAAACACCCTTTTAAAATAATTTAAAAACCATGTTAGATAAAGCAGGATTAATAGAAGATTTAAAAGCCCTGATGAACTTAAATAATGAGGGCAAAAGCAATACAGAAGAAGCCGTTCAAAAACTGGCGGATGCGATAGAAAAATATGTGAAAAGCGGAAAAGTGCAAGGAATATGTCCTCCCAACGGAGGAGCCTTGCAAAATGGAAAAGTAGTTTAAAAAATGAAAGATATTTTATTAGATGAAACCCGCCGAATACAAGTGCTCAATGGTGATTTTAGAATCGGAGAAAGTGAAATGCAGGAAATTGCCTTACTATTGGAAAGCAACCAGGGCGAATGGAAAGAACACCCAATAATAGGAGCGAATTTATACCAGCTGGTAAACAGTAAAGCCTCTAAGTTAGATATAGAAAAGCGGGTAAAATTGCAACTTTCCCTAGATAATAAAGAATATGCAGAACTAAAAAATAAAATACAAACCACCATAAAAACCACCATATGAAAGAATTTTTAACCTCTTACCTGGGCGAATTTTTAAGTGTTGTTATCGCTGGAATTGGCGGTTGGTTATTTGGAAGAAGAAAGCAGAATGTAGAGTTAAAATCGGCTGAAATAGATAACGAAATAAAATTTGCTGACTACTACAAAAGCTTACTGGATGACCTTTCCGCTCGCTATGAAAAAAAATACCTGGATATTGAACAGTTATATACCGGAAAAGAAAAACTTTTACAAGATGAAATAGCCATGCTAAAAAGCAAAATAACGATGTTGGAGCGTGAAAACAGCGAACTAAAAAAAAGAATTAAAGAACTGGAAAACCAATTAAAAGATGACAGTAACCGTACTAAATAACCAGTCTTTTTTAGACTTGGCAGTGCAGTATTTAGGTACCACCGAAGCAGCCTTTGCAATAGCCTTTACCAACCAAAGAAGCCTAACCGATGAGTTAACCGCCGGAGAAAAGTTAATACTACCTGAGAAAAGTAAATACAAAAACTCGGATATCGCCTCCTATTACCAACAAAAAGGCTTATTTCCTGCCACTTCGGTAACCGATGATTTTATGCTGCCTTTTGATCAGGATGGAATAGGCGAAATGATTATTAATGTAAACTTCATGGCAAAAGCAAAAGTAGAATAATATGGCACGAACAATAACCGAAATACAAAATTCCATACTGGAAGAAAAAGAAAAGCACGAAGCATTAAAAGTGTTAAATAGCACCTCCAAGGCGTCTATTTGGCGATTATTTACCTATGTGGTTGCCTATGTTATTTTTAACCTGGAGTTGCTTTTTGATGCCCATACAGAAGAAATAAACACCACCATTGCCGAGCAAAAAAAAGGCTCCTTAAAATGGTATAGAAACAAAGCTCTTGCTTTTCAATATGGTTTTGATTTGTTGCCTGATTTGGAAGATTTCAACAATGAGAATTATACAGAAGAGGAAATCGAAAATTCCAAAATCATTAAATATTCTGCGGTTACCGAAGCCACTACTCAAAGCAGGCTTATTATAAAAATAGCCACCGAAACCGGGGATAAACTAACCCCTATTAACGAAGCAGAATTGGAAGCCTTTACCTATTATTTAGAAGAAATTAAATATGCTGGGGTGGCAGTTACAGTTATTAATTACTTACCCGACGAGCTAAGCTTATCCATAACCATCCGAAGAGACCCCTTGGTTTTGGATGCCCAGGGCAATGCCATAGCTCCGGTTAATGGAATTATTCGCCCGGTAGAAGCAACCATTCGTCAGTTTTTAAAAGAATTGCCCTTTAATGGAGAGCTGCAACTTTCCAAGCTAACCGACCAATTGCAACTAACTACCGGAGTGACCGATATAAAAATAACCTATGCCGCTTCGGCTTGGCTAGACCCAACCACTGGGAAATACAACACTCCTCAAATCATCGAAATGTCGGTAATTCCCGAGAGCGGTTATTTCACTACGGAAGATACGGAAGGCAAAAACCTAATAAATATAAATTATGTGGTATAACCCAAACCTTAAAAAATTGGCAGTTTTAACTATGCCCCCGGGCTTACGAAATAATTTTTCTATAAGTTATCTGATTAGTTTGCTAAAGCCCTTAGAAACTACCCTGTATAATTGGCAGAAACTAAGGAACAACAGCCTTTATAAACTCCAACATACCGGGCAGGTATGCTATTTACGAAAAGTTTTAAATGATCGCTTTGACCCTATAGAACGACGAATTATTATAACGGGATCGCAACGCTATAAACCCCAGTATATCTACACCGAAGCAGAAAAAAAAGAAAAGTACTTAGGTACGATGTATCTACGGCGCGATGTAGATTTTGAAGATAATGGAGCTGATTTTTTAGTTCTCGTACCCTTAGAGTTATTAGACGAAAACAATTACGAAATGATCGCCCTCATAGACTACTATAAACTGGCTAGTAAAAGATATAGAATTGAACCCTTAGAAGACCTTTAAAAATGAATAAATTAGAATATAACAATGCAGGCGGTTATCCCCTAACCACTAACCGCCTGGACGACATACAACAAGCCTTTGCCCATTTACTAAATGGCTTAGGAGCCATGACGGGAAATCTTTCCATTATCTCCGGATGTCAGGAAAACGGCAACCAAATAACCGATGGCGTGGTACAAATAGACAACGAAATTTTTGAATTTAAAGCAGGAATAAAACAGGAAAATGTTACCCTCTTTGAAGAGAAAATAGCCAAAGAATTTGAAAATGGAGAAGCTAAAGTAGTACTAAACAAAAGATATATAAGTTTTGGCACCGGAGCAACCTCCTATAAATGGGCGGATTTTAAAAGAGTTCCTGTTTTAAATAATCTGGAGGATACCTTTAAAACCCTTTTAGAACAATTAGCCCTTCGGGTGGCTACTTTAGAGAAAAAAAACGCCGTATTCCAAACCGGGGGTGCTATGGTTTTTTGGAATAAACCAGCCAATGAAATACCTATGGGATGGCGAGAAGTAACCGACTGGCGCGGGCGCATACCCATTGGTTTAAACCCGAATGATGCCGACTTTTATCCTCTAGGCAAAACAGGTGGTTTAAAAAAGAAGACCCTAAGCATCGCAGAAATGCCCGCACATACACACGAAGGCGCTTCCGGCGCTCCTATATATTCCGATGGTAAAGCTAAATTTATATCCGGATACGATAAATCGGGAGGAACCACCGGCTATACCGGAGGTTCCCAAGCCTTCAGCATAATGAACCCCTATCGCGTGGTTTACTTTATTGAATTTGTAGGATAACTAAAAAAAATAAAATGGCAGAAATAACAGATAAAAGCACTTTAAAATATTGGTTTAAAAATAACGAAAAACCCACCCAAGAACAATTTTGGGCATGGATGGATAGCTATTGGCATAAAGATGAAAAAATACCTTTAGAGGTAATAGAAAACATCAACAGCATTTTAGCCGATAAAGCCGATAAAGCCACCGTAGATAGATTGCTCAAAGAGCTAGAAGCCAAAGCAGACAAAACGGTGGTAGAAAATCTACAAACCTATTTAGAAGGCTTAATTGATGATAGCGAAGCAAGCGATGCAACTACTTATTCCTCTGAAAAAATAGCCGAATTGATCGATCAAGTACAACCTTCTGAATTAATTGATGACGAGTTAGAAGAAGGAAGCGTTAATACCTATTCCATTGATAAAATCAAAGAATTGGTAGGTAAAAACTCAGGGGGTGGTGATCAGACCTTGCAACAAGTAACCACTAATGGAAATACAACCGACCAAGAGTTAATTATAAAAGGAGCTACTTTAGGGGCGGATAATAGCGGGAACCTCAAATTAGGAAAATCTGCTTTAGGTAAATTAGCAGAAATCGGGAATAACCTTACTGCCATCGGTGAAAATTCCCTAGCTCTTTTTGACGGTAGCCAAGGCACTTACAAAGAAAGAATTGTTGCCATAGGAAATACCGCAGGCGCTAATTTAAAAGGTGGTGGTTATGCGGTAATTATTGGAACTCAAGCCGCCGCATCTTTTACAACTACCTTTGTTGATGTAGTTATAGGAAGTGATGCTGCTAAAAGAGCTACTACTTCCAACGGTTATAATGTTGCAGTAGGGCATGGAGTTGCCCAAAAAGCAAGTATTTTATCCGATGAAACCATTATAGGCTCAACAGCGATGAATAAATACTTAGGCACTCCTTATAAAACTACCAACGATCCTACAGGATTAACCGAGCTAACCAGTGGAGGTAATGTAACCCTTGGGAAGTGGTCTTTGTACAGTATGTTGTACGGTCGAGAAAACATAGCCATTGGCTATAAATCAGGCTATTATTTTTTGAATCATGGCGAATACAATACCTTTTTGGGCGCAGGCATAACCACGGAATACAGACAAGTATTTGGCAATGCTTCAGTTGTTATTGGAGCTTACGCACCAATCCCAGAAAATTTTAACTTATCTAATAAACTAATCATTCATGCCAGACGCCCGGAAGATCCTTGGATATTTCCTTTGATTTATGGGGATTTTAAAGAAAGATGGCTGAAAGTTTCAGGAAATTTAATTCTTCATCCGCAATATACCCCCGATGCTGATAAAGAATTGTCCGAAAGTGAAGCAGCCTTTGAGCCTAATAAAATGTTGGTAGTAGATGCAGAGGGCAAAGTTGGCGTAAAAAGCCTCCAAAACTCAACCGAAAATAACGACATCATTTATTATTCCTTTGCAGAATTTCTTTGCGAAATGCCTTCCGATAATTCCCTTAACGAAGATAATTTCCAATTGTTTCCTGAATTATTTTTAAATGGAAAAACCGCAACCCTAATACTTAAAGGCTGTTACAAATTTGCCAATAAAACCCCACTTTCCAAAACTATAAAATTAGAATTGCCTAGAGGATTAAAATTTTCAAAAGTGATTGAATATATGGATATAGCTTGTTATGGAGATAAAAATGGAAAATTAGACATGGCTTGGCTTTCCTTTAAAAATACGGCAGATAGTGGCTTATTTGAGCTTACAACACCACCCGATGGAGCTTCCGCAGGCATGAGTACTCCTGTAGGTGCTTTGTACAATTTTCATCAGACCATAATTTTTGAGATAGGGTAAAAAAACCCCAGTTTCCTTTTTAAGTTCCTACGCAAAAAAAGTAAAGCAAAATACTCCACAAACTGGGGGCAGTAAGCCTTTCGTTGGTAGTATTCTGCTTTTGCGTAGGAATACAAAATTACATATTAAAATTAAAAAAAAATGGAAACTAAAAAAAACTTATTAAAATTAGCCTTTTCCGGCTCCAAAGTAGGAAGAATAAAAGAAATTGAAGAATTAATAAAAGATAGGAATTATAAGAGAGTAATAGAACCCTTTGGAGGTAGTTGTTGTATCTCCAATAATCTTAAATACCACGACCTTATAAAAGAGGCAGTAGCTAACGATTATGACCAATATTTTAAAGATTTTGATAAGCATTTAACCTACAAAGAACAGTTAGTAAAGAAATTAATAGACTTAGGTTTTGTTAAATCTAAAAACTACCTACCTAAAGATAAACAAGAAACCCTGCAAAGGCTAATTGTGGATATACAAGATAATAAAAGCATGCTTAAATATCTGGCTAAAAATTTTGTATTTAGTGCTAAAAGAAGCTCTGGAGTTTTAAATATAAAAGATTTTAAGTACTTCACTAATGAACTATCTACCGAACAGGATAGGTTTTTTTATGAAAACCTAAATAACATACAGTTAGATAGTTTGGATTACAAAGACTTTATAAAGAAATACACACACCCCGAGGATAGAAATACCTTAATAATTCTAGACCCTCCTTATTTAAATAGTGCACAAAAACAATACAATAATGAGACTTTCTTTGGCTTATGTGAAACTATTCAATTACTTAACCTAATGAAGCAGTTACAAAATGATTTTATTTTCTTCAATATGGTAGAAAAAGACAGTATAGAGCTGTTAAATTTATTCGGGTTTAGCTATGTGTACCAAACTAAAAGAGTCTCTGTTTCAGGTAAAAACCATCGGGAGGACTTTATGGCTTATGTTACTTTTGATGACCAGAACAAAATATTTAATCCATGTTTAAACTAGGCTTAAATGTACTTTAAAAGTATAGTACTTACACTTTCATAATACTCTATAAAGATACGGTTTATTTTCTTTTTTACCAAATAATTAGCACTAAAAAAGCCTCAAAAATTGAGGCTTTTTGTATTGTTATATAAATGTGTGTGAAGTTTTTTTAGCTTACATTTCATTTTGAAAATCTTTACATTTCATTTTGCTGATTATATTTAGTAAATACAATTTTCCTGTGAATTTTGTTGTTGGAATAGTATTACCTTTATTCGTAATTTCTATTTGGATGCTTTTTATAGCACCCAAATCTTTGTTTGAAATTAATAAAATACTCTGTTTAACTATTGAGGTTATATTATTTTCTATAGTATCTTATTTTATTTACAATAAAATATCATCAAATTTTGGAGTCATTTATTTTATTTTTATCTTACTCAACTCTGGGTTAAATTGGTTAAATAATTTAAATCAAAATCATTAGCACTTACTATAAATCTGTATAAGGAATTTCCAGTTCATCAAAATCTTTAATTTCGCTTAATCTAAGAAGTTTATCTATAGAAATATTTTTCCAAACTTTCTTAAATACTTCGTCACCCCCTACAGCCTCTTCATTGGTATTTATTTTTTCAAATTTCTTTTTAGTAGAAAAATTTATACTTGAAATGTAATTTTTTACTACTCCTCCTGAGGTGATATCATAGCCTATTAATTCAAAATCAGAATTTTGATATCTAAAAGTATAAGTCCAATATCCATATCTTCCATAATAATAATAATAATAATAATAATAATAATAATAATAATCTATATAGAGATTTCCTTTATTTACATTTACATATAACTCCGGAGGAAAATATATTCCTCCATCCTCATTTTCAGAAGAAAAACAATTATAGTTTGTTAGAACTGGTTCGTAATGATCTTCTTTATTAAACAAAACAATAACCCCTCTCCTATTTCTATCTAACTCTCCACGAAATTCATCTTGTATGATTTGATTTTTATCTGTACCTTTTATAATGAGTACACAATCTTCAAGTCCATCTTTATTTAAGTCTCCAAAAACAGTTTCGTAGATATTGTATCCTGCGGGTATAAAATCTTTTGCACTTTTTTCTATACTCGTTTGAGTAAAAACTTCTATAGGAATAAATAGTATTAAAAATTTACAAATTTTTATCAT